AGTCGGTACGTATGGACACCCACCGAAGTTGTCTTTGTTATTGAATTTAGTATTGCAGGTCGAGATATTATGGGCACAGCCGGCAAAGACATCAACTGCGGCCCCAAGGACATCGGCATAGAATGGTAGTGTTAGGGTGCAGACGTCGCCGGACTGTGAGAGTACGAGGCGGTAGTCAGCCGTTCCGTGTGCTATGAAACCTCCCGTTGCCCACCCGTTACCCTTCGCAGTAAGCAGGCCGTTCACCGTGATCGTGTTGCCGCTTACTGCCGTGACCGAGTTCGTGTGCTTGTATGAGCCGGACGAGATTTTGCAGTTGGCATCGAACAATACGTTGTTGCAGGAAGCCTGAAAGGTTCTGTCGGGTATTTCTTTGTTGAACGCCTCGCTAACAGGAACTACTGACAATGCGGATTTGGACATGTCTTTAGAGAAGGCCACGGCCCGAACTACACCTTTGTACATAACCCGAACGTCAGTGTCATCTTCACGATGATAACCGAAGATCGTGATGGTGGCTAATTGTCCCGGCGCTATTGTCGTGAACTTACTGGAGAAGATGTGGTCTCCCGGTAGGTCTACCGTTAAGTGCTCCTGGCCGTTGGCTATATGGCCCCGGCTAACGGTAGCCTTGAAATAGTCGTCGCCGGAATAGTTGATCTTCTCCTCTATCTGGTCGTGCATCCGGTATATGTCCGAACCGATAGCCAGAGAGTATAGCTCGACTCGACTGCCACCTTCTTGCGACTCTTCCCAGGTATCAAAAGCCATTAGTCAAGAACCTCTTTCGTAGGTACAATACATTCGGCTGTACCGAGAGCGTTTCTATGTAGTATAATTATATCGTCAGAATCAAAACGGACCTTCTCGAGAAACTCTATCCTCTCGATATCGGCCACTGGTATGTCGTAAGGCCAGGCCGTATCTACTGTCAACTGCTCTTCAGCATAGCTCAACTCGGCACTGTTTTGGATAGTCCGGACCAGAATCGTATCATCCTTCAGGTGTACCCTGATAACCTGCTTTGGCCATCTGTCACGTGCGTTCAGCGTATAGCCTATGTTGTCCATCGTAATGGTGCTGGAACTGTTGACGAGCGTAGTGTTCGGGACGATGTCCTTACTGAAAGTCGGGATGTAGAAGGACACCTGTCGACCCCTAAGATAGTGCAGGAGCTTACGTAGCTTCCACAGGTCAGCACGACTATTAGTGAAGAATCCCTTACGACTACGTCGGATGTTGTGTGGCCATATCGCAGACTGCTGTCTGTCGCCGGTTATGTTATCCAGAACATAGACTCTTGTTTGGAGAATCTCCGACAATTGGTTTTTCACAAAGTTCGGGTCATCAAGAAAGACTTTATTATTATAGACACTCCAACCTGACGCGTCAGCAATATCGTTGTCGGTAGCTCGGATATGGGCTCTCATCTTAATCGTCTGTTGGTTGTAGACAGCCTTAACAGTTGGAGTCGTCGGCTCTATGAACCCAGTCATTAAGGGCATCACCTGAACGTTCTCGGCATAACTGTTACCGAGATCGGACGTAAACGTAAGGGACGTTGCGGTCATAGACTCGATCTCGAGCACGTCATACGTCCACTCATCGCTAAGAACAACAGCATAGCCACCAATGTAGAAATTGGCGTAGTCTGTAGTGTTCACATATACCGTAAAATCTCCGGCTGTAGCTGCCGACGAGAGGAAGGACGGCTCGTGCCAGGCAGGTACAGCTATCAGTCTGGACTGTCTGTCGAACAGAACCATCTCCAGTCGTTTTTGGCCGTTCAAGAACTCCATCTCGAACAGCCCTCTCGGCACGTGCCGATTGGCGATCCGCTGCTCGTTACCAGCGACCGACTGGATAATCTTCGTGTCCCACTGCAAGTGCTCCCTCATTGGTGCCTCTGGGCGAATCGGGATGAGAACGATTCGTGATCCGATAATCGATACGGTGTAAGTCTCTCCCGTAGACAGGGTGAGTGTATACGTACCGTCTATCTGTGGGTCACCGGACTGTAGTACCTTAATCTGGAAACTTAGGCTGTCCTGGCTCGCTATGTCGAACGGAGTAGACGGGACGCCTATAACCTGGAAACCAGCGCCGAGATTATCGGTTATGGTGTTAACAGTAATAGCGCTGGTCCGATCGGCGTTATACAGTTCGCAGTAGATTATCTGCTCTGTCACCAAATTACCTACGTCCTGAACGAGCCGTGGTATGAGATGAGCCACCTCGTACCAGGGTATCTCGTGTGACCTAATCTGACCAGCGCCAGTAAACTTATTCTGGTCCGCAGATTTCATCACGACCTTCTCGAAGTCAGCAGGGCCCAGAGGTTGCGATATCGGAGTGGGGATGATGTCACTCCAGATGTCAGCTGAACCTTGGTCGCAGCCGGAGTCCTGACCCGGTATGATCGGTGTGATAGGTAGGGAAAGCACGTTTCCGAGATTAAAAGTATTACTGTGCGTAGGGGAGACGTGTATTGATCCTGCCTCGGTGATGATAGATTCGGTGTTGACCTTAATCGTAAAGTCGGAGACTACGATAGAGCCGTTGCCGGTGATGACTTTGGCGACGTCTTCCCAATAGACAGAGTCCGTTTGGGACGCTCCCATATTTTTTCGGTATATTTGAGAGGCCTTATCAGCTTGACAGGCTCCCATGTTTGTCTTATAGTTGGCCATTAGGGAAGTCCTACCGCTGTTCCTAATCTTAGAGAAGAATTGAACGCCGGACTCGTCGGACTAAGTGTAAAGTCTTGATTGGTAGGATCAGTTAATAACGGGTCGGAGGTGATACTATTCGGGCCGGTCTCGACTCCACCAGTTCTGTCTGTGGTGTTGTTGTAGAACGTATTGTAGTCTTCATAGATCGTGCTGTCACCGTACAAACCTGTAGTGCAGCTATGAATAATGCAGTTCAAGACAACAGAATGGAAGGACGAAAAATAGATACCCGTTCCGCAATTATAAACTGTACATTCCCAGATCTTCGCACATGTGAAGATCCGACAACCATAGCTGGAGCAGGTGTCGAAGATACAGTTAGAGACCATCGTCGATCTGGCACTGGAACCCGAGTAGGTCAAACCGTTGACGCTGTCGTGAAAATAGCTTAGGTAGACTAAGATACCTTCGCCGGCAACCAGACATGCGTTCCCGATTGTGCTTTCGCATTCACACTGAACTATACTCCCACCAAAACCACTGTGTTGAAGAGCAGTAGCGTTATAGCCTGAACGCTTAATTCTACAACCTCTAATACTGAAGCCACCGCCAGAAGCCAAAAAGGTACTCGTACTGCTGGCGTACTGGCTGTCGAAATTCATGTGAGTTAGTCGACCATATGAACCTGACCAACTGAAATTTGCCCCTGATGTCCCGAAATTCAAGAACGGCCGATCTGCCGGGTCAGGATTATCATTTCGTGTATTGTTATAACCTACGATTCTCAAATAACCCTTAGTCACCGAAAGCGAGGAGCTACCTAAACTGGTCCAGGTTCCTTTCTTAATGTGAACAGTATCATAATTGCCTTTATTAGTACCGTTGAAGAACGTAGCGAAGTTCGTAGGATTGATATCCCAGGCCCCACCAACGTTGCCAGTTCCGCCACTCTTGTTGATACCACAACTTCTGTCAATCGTGATATTGTTCGTGTCGGTATAACCCGTTATCTGGTACCAACCAATCGTAAAGCCGGAACCGCTGATGTACATGCAGTTACCTTCCATGGCGGCTGTGAACCCACCCGTTGTAGAAGAGATGCCTGTTCCGGCTCCGTCCGAAGCAATGTCGGTAAGAGCTAATTGAGCCGCGTCCTGCTGACTATAGTCGACAGACGTACCGGGATTAAGATCCTTGAAACCTCCGCCATTGGTGGAGGCTCCTGTAGATCTCACCTCCCAGTCTGTGCCTGAAGAAATCGTCATACTAACTCCCTATTAGTCTAATCTGCAGATGCACTTATCAATAGCGATGATAATCTGCGTACCGTTGATAACGTTGATATCGTCGAGACCGAGTTCTGCCAGCGTAACGCTGCCGAGGAGATTGCCTCCGGTCAAAGCATCAAAGAATCCTATAACGGCACAGGTGCCCTGGTTGCCTGTAGAGACAGGAAACGTAATAGCCGCATCGTTCGTTACCTGCTGCTGATCCTCTCCCACACCAGTCAACGTCCAACTACCATAAGCTACTCGGGCGTATCCAGAACCGGACAACTCTGTCATACTCGCTTCAGTTGCCGAAGAGCCGTAGCCTACGTAGACTGTTTTGTTGGTAAACAGCTGATTCAGCAAGTAGTTTTCGCAGTAGTTTGAAAAACTCATATCAAATCACTTTCCTATAGATAATGCCGCTGTTTTCGCTCTCCTGGTTGATCCCGCCAACATTAGATTTTCGGACGGTCGGAAACGCCTTCCATGTGTCGGCCCCGATAGTCAGTTCCTGACCCGGATCAATCCCGTGCAGATGGATGTGTCCTATATTGTGCATCCTACCAAGATAATAGATGCCGTCTTCCCCGTCTTCCCCTCTGTAGTAGAACACTTCCATGGGCATAATCGGAACCCAACCATTAGAAAGATCCGGTAACACATAACCAAACTGGGATATCGCTACACCCTTTCGGCAGCCCCCGGCGATACGAACGCGAGAATTGCTG